GCAACAGAGTTTCGTTATCTGCGGTGGGGTTTGGGCATCGTGATCGCACTTGTGCTCGGCTTGGTGACGAAAGTGATCCTTGACTGGCTAGACAGCCCGATTTTGAGTTTGTTTGGCCGCGCCCATTAACGCAATCCATTTTTAGCGGCATCCTGCTTGATCAATTGCCCTTGAGGAGGACAGTTCAGTTCACGCGGAATGAGGCCCGTTGACGCCGCCGTCGCCACCAAGCAAGAAGTCCGCCGCTCGCCAAGATCAGACCGGGCAGTCCAGCACCGGCGATGGGGCCCGGCACGAAGGGCTCTTGCACGTCGATCGTGTCATTAGTGCCCCTGGCCCCAAGTACCGGCATGATAGCCGTGGTGGTGATGGTGTACTTTTCAGTCAGTGTGCCCGGACAAGAATTGGAACACGGCCCGAAGGTTAGTTGTTGTGCGGTGCCAATGGTATTGAACGTAGCGGCACCTAGGGACTCGGTGAATGGTCCGGTTGGTGGGGCCACGGCGAAAGACGTTTCTTCCTGCACCGTCCAGTTGGTAGACAGAAAATTTGAGGTAAAGCTGCTGAATACCGGAGTGTTGAGGCGGATTTGCAGCGGCGGCAGTCGGGCGTCTGATAGCTCGACAAATACCGTCAGCGTGCCAGGGGTGGATGGCTGCGCCGCGATCACGTTGCTAAACAAAGCGCTGAAGCCAGACGGAAACGGCGTTAAGTCAACGCCGTCAACGGAAATAGAAGTAAACGCGCCATACGTAAGGCCTGTAATACCTGCTGATCCCTGTCCTGTTGCTACGGTAGTGATTGCGCCCCCATTCACCCCCGCTTCTTGCAATTCAATCGTAACCGTGTTGGCATTTGCACCGTCCGTCAATAAGGACAAAGCAAGCCCCGCGCCAGCCAAAGCCAATTTGTACGACATCGCCAGTCCTCCTCAAAGTTTCCCCGCAGCGGGGCTTTTTCCTCGTTAAGTGCTCGGTGTCGGAGCTGCGAAGGCGGACACCACATTCGATGTTTCGGCAAGCGCCGTGCTCCGCTTCGATGTGAAAGACATGTGCCTCTCCTGTCGCTCGTTATCCGGGCGGATGAGCGTCGGCGTGAAAAAGCGGTCCGACAGAAGTATAATCGCGACCCAACCGGCGTTGCCGTAGGTCCGCGCAGGAGTGGCCTCTATTTTGGATTATATGCTTGATCGACGATGGCAGTGAGTGCAATTTTGTTGGACAACCGTAAGCAGAAGTACCAGTTACTAAGTACCAGTGGCGACGAACCGCAAAGTAAGCGCGTAATCCGCTGCGATCTGCGCGTTAATGAGTACACGGCCTAGATCAGGTCCGCCTCGGTGTATGTTAAACCCAACGCGTTTGGTCTCGGCATACTGTTGAGGTTGAGTGATGGCGATGACAATTTTGAAGAACGGGCGCACGCGTCTGGCGTTCCAATTCGGTCGGGCGTCCGCCCTGCGTTCGGCCAGCGACGTGATCGATCAATTGCAGGCGCAACTCGATGCCGAGCGCAAGCAGCACGCTTTCGACGTCGCCGAGTCAGAGAAGCAAATCGCGATATTGATACGCGACTTGATGCAGGCGAAGTACGAGTTGGCCCAACGCAATGTGATCGAGACCTTCGCCAAAATGGAGAGTCCATCAGCAATGCTGCATTAGCTCAGCATGCGGTAAACCGAACGCGTTCGCTTTCCACCCACTGTGTTCAGGCGATCATCGCCTCCACGTCAAACGCTGGCGCTTTCAGCGGCGCGACGCCGAACGCCATCGTCAGCGCGACCATGCCATCAATCCGGCCGGTCGAGCGTTTTTTGTTGAGCTTCCGGTTGCCCGCGCTATCGCGCTCAACGACGCAATTGGACGCGCACATTTTCAGCACGGGATGATCGCCATGGCGCAGCTTCTTTTCCAGGATGACGCTTTCGAGGTCGCGCAGCGCGGGGCTCATGCTTTTGTAGCCTTGCCCGAAGCCGACGAACTTGTCCTTGATCATCTGCTCGGTGAACCCGGCGTTGAGCAGCCACGGTTTCAGGTGCTCCATGTTCCATCGGTCGAACGCGATCTTCGCAACGCGATGCCGATCAAACACCTGTTTGAGGTGGCGCGCCACATACTCGTATGAAATCGAAGCACCGGGCGTCGTCTGCAGGAACCCCTTTGCTGCCCAGGTGTCGTAGGGAACGCGATCAGCCTTCGCTTTGTCGTGTAGACCTTCGCTCGGTAGCCAAAACGTACACTGTGCGCTCCAGCAGCCGTCGCGGATGTCGCAGCCAATCAGAACGAGCGCCGTCAAATCCCGCGTTTCGGAAAGGTCGAGCCCAGCGAATACGTCGCGCCCGCGCAGGTCGAGCGGCTCGCCACCACAGGCTCTCCATTGTGCCGGGGTCACGAACGGCGAGCTTGCCTCGACGCGCTGGTTCAGAACCAAATTCCTGAACGCGCTTTCCCTTGCGGGCATGCGGCGAGCGTCTTCGGCCATGGCCAGGACCTCCTCCGGATTTTGAAAATTGCCGAGCGCTGGATTGGCCAGCTTAATCGTTGCAATGTCGAACGGATCAGCATCGGGCGGCGCGGTATAGAGCGAGCAGACGACGCGGGGATCGTGACCGGCCGTCGCGTCGTCGAGCAAAACCGAAAGCAGGTCGGCATCAGAAACCGCCTGCGTCGAAATGATGACCGACAATGGCGCGAGTTGAGCGGCACTTCCGGTTTCGAGCGCCTCGAATAATTCGCTGCGCGGACCGCGAACAAGGCCAAGCTCATCGTGCACAACAAATGCGGGACTTAAGCCATATGCAACCGCGCTTTCCGACGATAGCGCGCGATACGCGCTGCCCCGTGCTGGGCACACCAATTGCTTTATGCCGTCCTTGCAGAGGATCGCGGCGCTCAACGCCGGTGACATGCGGACGATCTTCGCCGCCAACGCATACAAGAGCGCCGCCTGATCGCGTGACATTGCGGTCGAATAAAGCTGGCTATTGGGGATCGCGGCCGGACCAGCCAAATGGACGAGCAGCAGGCAGGCTGCCAGACAGGTCTTTCCCGATTTCCGACCAACCGAAATAATCGCCCGACGCGTCGTCGCGGGGTTGTCGTATATCCGCAGGATTTCCCGCTTCTGCCAGTCCATGAGTTCGATCGGTTGACCGATCAGAACGCCCTCGGGGACGCGGCAGGTCGCCTCGATCCAGCCGATAACCTCTGCGCCAAGAGTCTGCCGCTCGTCGTCGGCTGGCATGTCCGGCTCCTGCGTCACCGCCGCTCGCCCCGGGGATAGTGCGGGCGGCCATATTTCCCGCCACTGCCGACAGCGACCCTCAGGAAGTCGCGTTGAGCCTCCGTCGCAAGCCGGTGCACGAGACCGGGGCCACGGGCTTCTGGCGGATAGGCTGAAAGCTTACCGGCGACCAGCTGCAGGAAGCCGTCGCGCGCCGCCCGCGGCTAACTCTTGACTGAAGCTAATGCCGATACGTTGCAGCCGTTGAGGCGCATCGTTACCTGTCGGGCTTCTTACTTGCGAGGATTAAAGCGCCAAGGCTTGAGAGCCCCTTCTCCCAACCCGGTTTCGACCCGGACGGGGTCACTAAACGATACCCACTGTATTACGCCCGGCACCGGCGCGGGTTTAATTACTCGAATAAGGTCATCAAGTCTCTTTTCAAGCGAGCGCATCTCCTCATAGCATGCATCGAATTGCTTAGCGGGCCAAAGTGGACCGACTGGAAGCACACGCCCATCCTTCGTTACTGTCTTGCCAAACTGCACACCTCCGCCTGGAGCGGGATCAAAATCTGAGTGTGCAACAGTCGTTCGGTTATCGTTGGCCTTGTAGATGTCGCTGCAAAGGTCGTGAGCCTTCTTTTTCTTCTCTCGGTCTTTGATCTGCGTATCGACAGAAATCTTGATGAGCCGGAGCTTCTTAGCAAAATCAATGGCAGTCACAACCGGTGTGGTCTTATCGTCAAGGTCCAGGAGCTTAACAACCGCTTGATCAATCTTGCGCTCGATGCGACCGAAGTAGTGCAGGAAGCGGCCGACAAGCATGCAAGCTTCCTCCAACTGCTTCTGCTGGTTTGATCCTTTCGTCATAGTTTTAACCCCTCAACGCCACCACATTCCCTTCGACGAATTAACGGTGCGCTCTAGTAGTGTTGGGCCTCGGCGCGCCTGCCAGGGCCTTTTCTTTGTCAGCCGACCGGCAGCTCGCCGTCCGTAGGTGTGCGCTTGTCGAGTTTTGCCGATGGCGTCAGACGCAATCGGGACGCCAATGTGGCGCATAAACCGACCGATTGCCGATGCATGCGCGCCAGCCTCTGGTAGCGGTCGCTCGTACCGGGCTTGGCCTTGCGCAGCGCAGCCTCGAGCCGCTGCACCTGCGATACCGTCGTCACATAGCTTTCCAGGATCGCTTCAGCGCCCGAGAACCAGCCGGGGCGACGGCTGAAGGTGAGCTTCTCCCAGAGCGCGCGTTCTTCGTCGGAGAGCCGCTCCGGGGCAGGTGGGCGGCCTAGCCGAACGTCGATCTCGTCGGCCGGAACGACCGCCAACGAGGCGGCGCTAACTCGCCCTCGCTTGCGCAAGGTGCCAACCCGGTCGCGCCAGGAGGCGATGACTTCGTCGTCGGTCGCGGTCATTTCGAGCAGCTTTTTTGAGCGGTAAAGCCTCGCGCCA